CCAATGGTTGAGGGATCGGATTGACTATCTCGAAAGAGAATCCATAGGTCAATCAAATGCACTCTATGAGTTAATGAACACCATAGATGCAAAAGAGTGGGCACACCCTAAATCATGTGTACACAACTGCGACCCCTGGGACGTATGGAGTTAAGTCAAACATTCATCTTGATTTTCATGATCTCATTTGGAATCTTTCTATTCCTCATATCTATTTTTACAGATCAATGATGCATCAACTCGGACATATAGCAAGAATGGTAATGGAACGCCCGTGGTGCCTAGGTGTCATGGGGTTCGTTTTAGTATTCGTTCCTATCATCGGAATGTGGGCAGTCCACAAATACAACTGGCAACACTGGGCACCTTTTGATAGTCATGGTAAACACAAATGATCCTGTTTGGTCAGTAATCTTACTTCTCTGTTGTGGACTAGCATTCACGGCGTATTGTGTTATATATATTTTACGCCTATCATTTAAGGAACTAGAAGAAGATGGCCAAGTCCGCGAACAAGGGCAAGAAGGGGTCTGCAAACAACAAGCAACAGAATCAGGGCAACGCGACAGCGAAGAAGGCTAAAAACGGAGGCAAGAAAAAGTAATGGGCGCAATGACACCCCCGAGTCGGAAGAGTTGTTACAACTTCCGAGTGATCAGCATAGATAGAGTGCTCGACGGCGATACGATCGATGTCACGATTGATCTCGGTTTTGATCTTTATAAAAAAGAAAGAGTTAGAGTTGCTGGTGTTGACACACCAGAGAAACGAACTAAGGACGATGAAGAGAAAGCATTGGGATACGATGCCACCAACTGGCTTAAGGACAAGCTTGAAGGTGCTATCAATGGTGACGATGAGTTGTCTGTTAGGACTGAGCTTGTTGGCGGTGTGGGTAAATATGGGCGTCTTCTCGGGTGGCTCTACATTGGAGATGCAGAAGTCTCCCTTAACGAACAAATGATCGAAGAGGGATACGCTTGGGCATACGATGGTGGCACCAAGCAAAAGGACTTTGAAGAGTTGCGTGAGATTCGTCGTGCCCATGGCACTCTAGTTGAATGAGCACAGTCTTTGTATTTGGATTTGTTATTCTGTTGTGCTGGGCAATGGAATCCACTTTCCCAACTGGCACTAAAGGTATCAAAAGGTATTGATTATGAGTAATGCGGACGTTTATCTTGGTAATCCTAATCTAAAAAAAGCAAACGTGGCTCAGGGTTTTACTCCTGAGCAAGTTAAAGAGTACATCAAGTGCAGTAAGGATCCAGCATATTTCGTCACGCATTACATCAAGATTGTATCTCTGGACGAGGGCGTAATCCCTTTCCATATGTACGATTTTCAGGTTGACATGGTTAAAAAGTTTCATGAAAATCGTTTCAATATTGCAAAACTGCCACGACAGTCTGGTAAGTCCACGGTTGTGACTGCCTATCTGTTGTGGTATGTTTTGTTTAATGCCAATGTCAACGTAGCGATCCTTGCAAACAAGGCAGCGACCGCTAGGGAGATGTTACAACGTTTACAGTTGTCCTATGAAAACCTCCCCAAGTGGATGCAACAAGGCATCCTCGGATGGAACAGAGGTAGTCTGGAACTGGAGAATGGAAGTAAAATCCTCGCTGCATCTACTTCCGCTAGTGCTGTCAGGGGTATGTCTTTTAACGTCATATTTCTGGATGAGTTCGCGTTCATTCCGAATCATATCGCTGACCAGTTCTTTAGTTCTGTTTATCCTACTATTTCATCTGGTAAATCTACCAAGGTGATCATCATCTCCACGCCTCACGGCATGAACATGTTCTACAAGTTGTGGCATGATGCAGAGCGTGGTAAGAATGAATATGTCACTACAGAGGTTCACTGGTCTGAAGTCCCTGGGAGGGACGCTGCATGGAAAGAGCAGACCATCAAGAACACTTCGGAAGAACAGTTCCGAGTTGAGTTTGAGTGTGAGTTCCTAGGTTCGGTTGATACCTTGATCTCGGTATCTAAACTAAGGACGCTTGTCTACGATGAACCGATTACTCGTAGTGCGGGTCTAGATGTATATGAGGATCCGATACCAGAACACACATATGTGATGACAGTGGACGTTGCTAGGGGTGTGAGTAAAGACTACTCGGCATTCTGTGTGATGGATACTACTACCATTCCATATAAGATGGTGGCAAAGTATAGGAACAGCACCATCAAACCCCTCCTCTTCCCAAACATTATCCATCAAGTTGCGTGTGCATACAACCATGCATATGTTATGGTTGAGGTTAATGATATTGGTGGTCAAGTTGCAGACATTCTGCAGTTTGACTTGGAATACGATAACATATTGATGTGCTCTATGCGTGGTCGTGCAGGTCAAGTTGTGGGTCAGGGATTCTCTGGTCAGAAGACTCAGTTGGGTGTGAAGATGACCACCACTGTGAAGAAGACTGGTTGCTCAAACCTCAAAGCTCTAATCGAAGACGATAAACTATTATTATCCGATTATGATGTGATTGCTGAACTAACTACATTCATCCAAAAAGGACAAGCATGGGAAGCAGAAGAAGGATGTAATGATGACCTTGCCATGTGCTTGGTTATATTTGCATGGGTTGCACTTACAGACTACTTCAAAGAACTCCATGATTCGGATGTTAGGAACCGAATCTACATGGAGCAGAAAGAACAGATTGAAGCAGACATGGCACCATTCGGTTTCATTGACGATGGTCTAATGGATAATACATTTGTTGATGCTGCTGGAGATGTATGGCACGCTGATGAATATGGTGATATGACATACATGTGGGAATACCGTTAATGGATTTAGAAGACCAACTTAGGTTTGAACACTTTCTATTTCAAGATAGAGTATGTAAACGCTGTGGTATAACCAAACCACTCACTGAGGGATTTTATTTGACAAGAAGAGATAGGGGACATTTGCCATCCTCCTATTCGTATGAGTGTAAGGAATGCACCAAAAAACGGATAATCAATGCACGTTTTGCGGAGAAGCCTGGATTTTGGGAATACCCTGACTGGTAGTTTGTTCGTGCATTGTTTCCCCGCCTGAAACATTGAAAATAATAAATATCTATAGCACCCAGAATGAATACTTCTCAGGAGTTTAACAGATGGCATCGACACAGCTTTCACCAGGGGTTGTCGTACGCGAGAGAGATCTCACCACGGTAGTAAACGCAACGGTTGATAACGTTGGCGCTATCGTTGGTGCGTTTGAAAAGGGTCCTGTTGAAGAGGTGATTTCCATCACTTCTGAGACAGAACTTCTCTCCGTGTTCGGTCGTCCCAACGACTACAACTACGAATACTGGTTCACCGCAGCACAATATCTGCTGTATGGTGGTACCCTCAAGGTAGTAAGAGCAAACAACGCAGCTCTCGCTAACGCGATCGATACAGCACAATACGTTGTTTCTACCTTCAGTGCAGTTGACACTACACTGACTGTTCTTGATTCTACTGACTTTGACGTAGCGGACCTGCTGCTCATCGACTCTGAACTCATGGGCATTAGCTCTGTTTCGGGTAACGATGTGGTGGTCACTCGTGGACAACTCTCCACCTCTGCTGTGTCTCACTCTGCTGGTTCAGACGTAACTCTGATCGAGCCTGGTGCAACTCAAACCACAATCAATGAGGGTGGTACCTTCCTTGATTCTGATACCACTCTGACCGTTGCTTCTGCAAACGCTCTGGGTGCTACTACTAACGACTACATCAGAATCGACGACGAAATCCTGCGTATCTCCGCTATTGCTGGCGATGACCTGACCGTCGTTCGTGGTCAACTGGGTACTACCTCTGCTGCTCACACCGATCTGTCTGTTGTTACCATCCAGACCGTTACCAGCCAGAAGACTGAAATCAATGAGCGCACCTCCACTGGTGTTGCTGCTCCTCTGATCAAGAACCTGGACACCTACGAGACCACTGTTGAGTCTGCCTCTAACAACTGGAAGTGGGCAGGTCGCAACCCTGGCGTCTATGGTAACTCCCTGCGTGTGGTCATGACCGACGCTGGTCCTGATCAAATCCTGTACCTGGCACAACCCACCTCCGCTGAGTGGGAGTTCACTGCTGGTTCCGCTGTTTCCTATTCTGCAGCAAACATCTACGGTAAAGTTTATAACTACACCGTGGTTCTGACCTTCAAGCGTGGTTCCACACTTATTGGTGATTGGGAAGCAGACAACTACTTTACTGCTAACAGCGGTAACGTAACTGGTCGTGTTCTTGCTTGGGATAAGGAAACCCGCCGCCTGGAAGTCAGCATCGACGGCACTTCTTCGGATGTCCTGGAAGTCAACGATTCTGTTACCGAACTGGCAAACAATAACAATGCTCCTGGTAGCGCAACTGGTGACAGTGGCGAAATCCAAAGCATCCAGCGCCGTCTGTACACTGTACTGAACGCTGGCAGCCCCCGCTTCACTCCTAACACAAACCTCCGTGACGCCAACGCTGCTCTGATCACTGTCTCTGATAGTGCTGATGCGTGGGCAGAGCGCGAGTTCGCTCCTGGTCAACTGTGGGTTAACGTTGCTTCCCGTCCTACAACCTCTGCATGGGTTGAAGATCGTGGCGGTCGCCATGACCTGATGCACATCCTGGTTATCGACGGTGACGGTAAACTGACTGGTACCGTTGGTTCGGTTGTTGAGAAGTTCTTGAACGTCTCTAAGGCATCCGATGCTCGCGGCACTCAGGGTGAGGCACTGTACTACCGCGATGTTGTTAAGAACAACTCCGAGTACATCTACTGGGGTTCTCACGAAGCTGGCGCTATCTTCGATATCGATTCTAACGCTAACGGTGCATTCGGTCGTACAGGCGTTGGTACTGACTTTGACCTGATCAAGGCAGATGCCGATCACTTCCTGTTTGACGTTGATAATCCTGGCGCTGTTGTTGCTACAGCAAAACCGCTGCTGTTGTCCAAGAACAATGCAACCATCAAGTTCCATCTGCAAGGTGGTGTTGACGGTTACACCCTGTCTCGTGACAACCTGCTTGGCGCATACGATCTGTACAGCGATGCAGAAACCGAAGAGGTTGACTACATCCTGATGGGTCCTTCGATGAGCACCGAGCTTGACACAATCGCTAAGGCACAAAAGGTTATCGATCTGGCAGCAACCCGTAAGGATTGCATGGCATTCGTTTCTCCCCCGCGTGCAGACGTGATTGGTGTTCCTAGCACCCGTCAAATCGTTGATCGTACGATTGACTTCTTCAACCAACTGTCAAGCACTTCATATGCAGTGTTCGACAACAACTATAAGTACATCTACGACAAGTACAACGACAAGTATCGTTACATCCCCTGTAACGCTGACGTTGCTGGTCTGGTACTTAGCACAACTCTCAACCAAGAGCCCTGGTTCTCCCCTGCTGGTTTCAACAGAGGTCAACTGCGTAACGCGATCAAACTCGCTTACTCTCCTCTGAAGGATCACAGAGACATGCTCTACAATGCACGCATCAACCCGATCGTTGCATTCCCTGGTCAAGGCATTGTTCTCTTTGGTGATAAGACCGCTCTCGGTTATGTCTCCGCATTCGATCGTATTAACGTTCGTCGCCTGTTCCTGGTTATGGAGCAAGCAATCGCTGAGGCAGCAAAGACTCAACTGTTTGAACTGAATGACGAGTTCACTCGCCAGTCGTTCAAGAATATCGTTGAACCCTTCCTGCGTCGCATTCAGTCGCGTCGTGGTGTGGTTGACTTCCTTGTAGTTTGCGATGGCACCAACAATCCCGCTGATGCTATCGACCGTGGTGAGTTCTTCGCGGAGATCTTCGTGAAGCCCACTCGCTCCATCAACTACATCACTCTCACCTTCACCGCTACCAGAACTGGTGCATCGTTCGCAGAGATCACCTCGTAACACAACGGGGGACTTCGGTCCCCCCTTCCCCCTCACATGCATTATCAATCCATTAGGAGAATAAACAACAATGGCTGATCAACGTAGAAGATCCCCAGGTCAAATCGAGGGTGGGTTCATCGATTCTCCCATCTTCAACTTCCGCGACAAGATCGAAGATCTTGCTCGCCCTAATCTGTTCCAAGTCGAAATCAACTTCCCCGAGCTCGTCAACACAGGTCGTCCTGGCGTTGGTGGTGCCGCAGGTAGTTCCGAGTCTCGCAGACAAGAGTCCGCTGGTTCCGCAGACGAATCCATTTCGGGTTCCAACCTGATGTCCACCTTCCTCGTGAAGGCAGCGAACCTCCCCGCATCTACCATCGGTGTTATTGAAGTACCCTATCGTGGTCGTACTCTCAAGATCGCTGGTGACCGCACATTCGAGCCTTGGACCGTTACAGTTCTGAACGACCAAGAGTTCAGACTCCGCGCTAAGTTTGAGGAGTGGGCAACCCGCATCCAAAACCTTCAGCAAAACATCCAAGACGCCAAAGAGATTGGTGACTATCAATCCAATGCGATTGTTCGTCAGTTCTCCCGTCAAGGTGACCAGAAGAGAGCATATTCTTTCCAAGGCATCTGGCCGAGCAGCATCAGCGCAATCGATCTGGCATGGGATAACAACGATACTCCCGAAGAGTACACCGTTGAGTTCCAAGTCCAGTTCTGGACATACGCAGATGACGTGAACATGGGCAATAGTCGTGTTTGATAACTTGCCTAAATAACTTAGGCAATCAAACGAGACAATATTGATGGCAAACCTTTTTGGTTATTCTCTAGCACGTAAGAAGGGTCAGGGCTCTGCCCCTTCTTTTGTGCGTAAAGACAGTGATGATGCCGCCGCACCTATTGCTGCTGGTGGTTATTTTGGTCAATACGTTGACCTGGGTGATGCTGTTAATAAGGAAAGCGACTCCGATGTCATTGGTCGTTATAGAGAAATGGCGATCCATCCTGAGTGTGATAGCGCCGTTAACGATATCGTAAATGAAGCAATCGCGGGTGATCTGGACAATCACCCCGTCGATATCGAACTGTCCAACCTTATGGTGTCAGATAAACTCAAGCGAGTTATTCGCGATGAGTTTTCAAACATTCTGTCACTTTTAGACTTTGATCGTAAGGCATACGACCTTTTCCGTCGCTGGTATATCGACGGTCGTCTGTTCTTCCACAAGATGATTGATGTCCAGAATCCGTCTGCAGGTATAACGGAACTGAGATACATCGATCCCCGTAAGATCAAAAAAGTTATCGAATACGATCAGCCTAAAGATCGTCTTCGTGCACCTGTTGATCCCGAAACTGCTGTCCTCGCACCTAAGTCTATAGAGTATTACATCTATAGTCCCAAAGGTTTGAAGGGATATGAAAAGGCAGGAGTAAAGATCGCACCTGATGCCATTTGCTATGTCCACTCTGGTGTGTTGGACATGCAAAGAAACATGGTGCTTTCACACCTTCACAAAGCGATTAAGGCACTCAATCAACTTCGTATGATTGAGGATTCGCTGGTGATTTATCGACTGTCCCGTGCACCAGAACGTCGTATTTTCTATATTGACGTTGGTAATCTGCCAAAGCAAAAGGCAGAGCAATACCTGCGCGAGGTCATGAGTCGCTACAGAAACAAACTGGTGTACAACGCTGACACTGGTGAGATTCGTGACGACAAAAAGATGATGAGTATGTTGGAAGACTTCTGGCTTCCTCGCCGCGAGGGAGGGCGCGGCACCGAAATCTCTACCCTCCCTGGCGGGCAAAACCTGGGCGAACTGGAAGACGTTAAGTATTTCCAGCGTAAGCTCTACCGTGCACTCAACGTGCCCGAGTCACGGTTGGAATCGGAATCTACTTTCAACCTCGGTCGTAGTGCTGAGATTACTAGAGACGAAGTGAAGTTCCAGAAGTTTATTACAAGACTTCGCAAACGTTTCAGTGATCTGTTCAACGACCTGTTGAAAACTCAACTCGTTCTTAAGGGTGTTATCTCCCTTGAAGAATGGGATGATATGAAAGAGCATATCCAATATGACTTCATTGCGGATAACTATTTCAGCGAACTCAAGGAAAAAGAAATCCTGAATGAGCGTCTTGCTCTGCTTCAGCAGATGGATGCATATGCAGGAAAGTATTTCTCCCTTGAGTATTTGCGTCGTCAAGTCCTGAAGCAAACTGATGATGAGATCGCAGAGATCGATGCACAGATGCAAGAGGAAATGGCAGCTGGGAAACTGATCGATCCCATGGCGATGCAACAGATGGAACATGAGCAGATGGCAATGAGTCTGCAACCGCCCGAACCCGAAGTTCCCGAAGAGGAAGGCGTCGATCCCAAGGACTACAAGCGCGGTGAAATCTGATTGTGCTAAATAATATATGTTAGTGCACACACATTACTATGGCATCCCCCGCGTCTCTTGACATTGTAAATGCATTGTTCGCTGGTCAGAAAGATCTTTCTGATCTGGTGAATGTAGCGATGCACGATAAAGCACTGGAAGCAATCCAACAGAAAAAGCATGAAGTTGGAAAGCAGTTCTTCAACTCTTCGGAAGAAGAGGAAGAAGAAGACGGTGAAGAACAACCTTCAGAGGAAAACGATGAAACTGATCACGGAGAAGATTGAAGAAGCCAAGGTAGTTATTACCGAAGGCAAGAACGGTACTAAAAAATATTTCATTGAGGGTGTATTCCTTCAGGGAGATATCAAAAACCGTAACGGTCGTATGTACCCTGTTGGACTTCTTGAAAGAGAAGTTGCAAAGTACGATGCTGACTATATTCAGTCTGGTCGTGCGCTGGGCGAACTCGGTCACCCCGAGGGTCCAACAATCAACCTTGATCGCGCTTCACACCTCATCACTTCCCTGAAGAAAGAAGGTACCAACTTTGTTGGTAAGGCACGTCTGCTGGAAACCCCGATGGGCAAGATTGCAAAATCTCTGCTTGATGAGGGTGTAAGACTGGGCGTATCTTCCAGAGGTCTTGGTACTATCAGAGAGAGCAATGGTTGCAAGGTCGTCTGTGATGACTTTATGCTCGCAACCGCAGCAGATATTGTTGCAGATCCCTCTGCTCCCGACGCATTCGTTAACGGAATCTACGAAGGGAAAGAGTGGATTTGGAATAACGGTTCCATCCATGAAGAGCAGATCGAACAGATCAAGCGTCGTATTGACCAAGCCGCGCAAAATCAACTTGAGGAAAGGAAACTTTCCGCATTTAACCAGTTTTTGCAAAACTTGTAATATATAAATAACTATAGCAAATCAGACCTTTGTACCAGGAGACACACTAATGTCTAAAGAGATTGAAAATCTGGACGAGAACCAAGTGACAGCTAACGCGAAGCCTGCTGATCCCCAGAAAAAACTGGAGAATGAAGGCAGTGGTCTCGCTGGTGTTGAAGATCTTGGCGGTCCCACCCCTCAGAACTCCAAGCCCGACGACGATTCTAATAAGTATCGTGTCGTAGCAAAGAGCGCATCTGCACCTACAACCAAGCCTTCTGCTGCTTCGGCGTCCCAAGGCGCAAGCATCAAGAAAGAGGATGCTGAGGTTGAAGGTGAAGAACTCACCGAATCCGAAGAAGAAGAGACAATGATCGAAGTGGATCTTTCCGCCGACGTTGCTGCTCTGACCGAAGGTGAGGACCTGAGCGAAGAGTTTAAGGCAAAGGCAGCAACCATTTTTGAGGCTGCTGTTGTTACTCGCCTTAACGAAGAACTTGAGCGTATGCATGAAGATTACGCAAAAGTTCTTGCAGAAGAGATTGAGACAGTTAAGTCCGAACTTGCTGAGCAGGTAGATGAGTACCTGACTTACGCCGTTCAGCAGTGGACTAAAGATAATGCACTCGCCATTGAAAGCGGCATTCGTGTCGAGATGGCAGAGAGCATGATGACTGGTCTCAAGCAAGTTTTCGCAGAGAACTACATTGAGATCTCTGACGAGAAGGTTGACTTGGTTGACGAAATGACCGAGCAACTCGATATTATGGAGAAAAAACTCAACGATCAAATCGAGGAGAATGTCGCTCTCGTACGCGAGATCGGCGGATATACCAAGAATGGGATTGTGAGCGAAGTTTCGGAAGGTCTGTCGCTGACCCAAAAGGAAAAGCTGGCAGCACTTGCTGGAGCAGTTGAGTTTGAAAATGAAGAAACCTACCGTGAGAAAGTTGCAACTCTTCGTGAGTCGTACTTCTCCACTAAACCCGAGGTTACTCCTAGCGAGTTGACTGAGGATGTGCAAGTCGAGAGTCAGAACGTAAGCGGTTCTATGAGCGCATATGTTCAGGCACTTTCTCGCTGGTCTAAATGATTTTAGATTGTAATCTAGTTCACTAATCTTACCTACTAAGGAGACAAAAGCAAATGTTCAACTCCGAGCATCTGCAGGAAAAGTGGGCACCCATTCTGGAACACTCCGAGATCGATGGTATCTCTGATAAGTATAGAAAGGCTGTTACCGCTGTCCTGCTCGAAAACCAAGAATCCTTCCTCCGTGAAGAGCGTGGGATCCTGCACGAAGCTGCCCCCACAATGTCCGCAGGCACTGGTGGTTTCACTGGCGCTTCAACCGCTACTGGTCCTGTTGCTGGTTTCGACCCCGTTCTGATCAGCCTGATCCGCCGCTCGATGCCTAAGCTGATTGCTTATGACATCGCTGGTGTTCAGCCGATGACTGGTCCTACTGGACTGATCTTCGCCATGCGCTCCCGCTATGGCACCAACCGTACTGGTGGTACTGAGGCATTCTTCAACGAATCCGATTCCGAGTTCTCCGCTGAGAACGCAGCATCCAACCTGGGTCGTACCGCACAGTCTGGTTCTAACCCCGCAGTCCTGAACGACGCAGCACCTGGCGCTTACACCTATTCTGGTGGTATGCCGACCGCTGAGTCTGAAGCACTGGGCGATGGCGCTGGTAACGCTTTCGCTGAAATGAACTTCAGCATCGAGAAGGTCACCGTGACCGCTCAATCTCGTGCACTGAAGGCAGAGTACAGCCTTGAGCTGGCTCAAGACCTTAAGGCAGTTCATGGTCTGGACGCTGAGTCCGAGCTTGCAAACATCCTCAGCACCGAGGTGCTGGCAGAGATCAACCGTGAGGTTGTTCGTACTGTTTACAAGATCGCTCGTCCTGGCGCTCAGAACAACACTGCTACCCCTGGCATCTTCGACCTGGACGTTGACTCCAACGGTCGTTGGTCTGTTGAGAAGTTCAAAGGTCTTCTCTTCCAAATCGAGCGTGACATGAACGCAATCGGTCACGAGACTCGTCGCGGAAAGGGCAACATCCTCATCTGCTCTGCTGATGTGGCATCTGCTCTGTCCATGGCTGGTGTTCTCGATTACACCCCCGCTCTGGCTGGCAACGCTGGTCTGAACGGCGATGACAACAGCAGCACCCTTGCTGGTACCCTCAACGGTCGCATCAAGGTGTATGTTGATCCTTATTCCGCTAACGTAAGTGACAAGCACTTCTACGTTGCTGGTTACAAGGGTTCCTCCGCATACGACGCTGGTCTGTTCTATTGCCCCTACGTGCCCCTGCAAATGGTTCGTGCCGTTGGTCAGGACACCTTCCAGCCCAAGATCGGCTTCAAGACCCGCTACGGCATGGTTGCTAACCCGTTCGCAGAAGGCACCGCTCAAGGTGCTGGTGCTCTCACCGCTAACGCCAACCGCTACTACCGTCGCGTACAGGTCGCTAACCTCATGTGATCATGTGAGTATTTACTCACAATCATTGTTACAAAGGACCCTTCGGGGTCCTTTTTTTATTAAATATAGTATACTAAAGGACACCAATGAGTTCAGGATCCGTGACCAAAGTAGATCTCCTTGCCAGGGTGTACAAACTCAAGGCCGCCCTGTACAACGGACAACATAAAAACAAAGGAAAGGATTGGCACGATGGTGCCCATGCGGCGCTAACATCTGTGTTAAACATCCTTGACGAGTATTCCAGATGAAAGACTTGGACTTTCTAGACAACCTCTTACCCATGGACGATACAGACCTCAAGGAGTTGCAAGCAAGAGCACTCCGCATGAAGATAGACATCTTGATGGAGGAACCCTGCCCAATCTATGAAGCGGATGCTGATGATTGGGAGGACTTCTGGTATGGAGAAGCGGCATGAAATGGAAATGGGGAGAGGATGTGCCTGCACCAGAGCATGTTACAAAAGAAGAAGTGCAGGAGATGATTGATGCTGCCATACGACGCCACAATCGTAATGCTTCGATTATCAGTATGTGTGTTGGTTGGGTTGTTCTTGCACTTTTTGCTGAAGGTCTGCTTCGACTCATTGGAGTAATACCGCCCGTACTACCATGGCTCAACATTACCTTGAAATAACAGGGATTATTTTGTTGTTGATCTTTGCTGCCACGATGTTCTATCACGGCACAATGATCATGAAGAATAAACATGGATACTGGCATATGGACCACAAAGAGTGGGAACGTGCTAGTATTAGAAAGCGTATTGAAGAACTCCTGAAAGACAAATGAGTTTATCTACAGACTGGCGTTACGCTGATGACCGCATGGAACTGCGACAGCAGGTCTTTATGGCGCTCAAAGACTACCTCAATGAATACCCCCGAGCAGTCTATGAGTTTTCTCATGACTGGGTGTCCCAGGGCAATAACAACCTAAATAACCTTGAGACGTGCTTTAAGTGGTTCCTACGGGAACTAAATATAAAGGGTATTACTGAGCAGTATGGCAACCTGGAAGAACCAGATACAGAATAAGAACTTCTTGAGCCCGATTGGGTTCAAGTTTACGCTGGCAAAGTATCCTAAGGTTGCCTATTTCTCTCAGTCTGCAAACATCCCTTCAATCAATCTGGGTGTCTTAGAGCAACCTACTTACTTCGGACGTTCCCTCCCATCAGACGGGAACATTACATATGATCCATTCACCATGAACTTCTTGGTGGATGAAGATATCGAGAACTATATTATCTTACACAACTGGATTCGTGGTCTGGGTGTCCCTGATAGATTCAGGGAGCGTAGAGATTTCATGGATGCTCAGGGAGAACTCACCAACGGTATGCAAGGTCCCGAAACAAAGTTTGCGGACGCCACGTTGACAGTTCTAAACTCAAACTTTAGGTCTAACTTTCAGGTCGTATTTTATGATATACTACCTGTATCTCTCAGTGCTTTGGACTTTAACGCATCTGTAGATGGTACAGAGTATGCTGCTGCGTCAGTGACTTTCAGATACAGATCATACGAGATTCAAGCGGTTGAGGGGACCCGTAAGACCGAACTCTCCTAATGGCAATCTTAAATCTTGAACGTTTGCAAGAGCAATGGGCAGAAGATGCCCCTCTTGATGAGAACGACCTTGTGAATCAAGCACTTGCTGTGCCTGGACTTCATCAACGTTGGATGACATATCATAGCACATTCAAGTTGATGCTGAGTGATGCACAGGTGAACATGAATCGCATCATCAAAGAGAAGTATGAATACTATGCAGGCAAAGCACCTGCAAAAGTATATGCGGAAAAACCCTTTGACCACAAGGTACTCAAAGGTGACCTAGATAAGTATGTCTATGCCGACGATGATTGGTGTAAAGCGAAACAGAAAATAGACTACCTTGAAACTTGCCTATATTTTATAGAGGGCGTTTTAAGGCAAATCTCTAACAGAGGTTACACCATCAAAAACGTCATCGATTTGAGAAAGTTTGAAGCGGGTTATTGATGACGGTTATCACCAAAAAGAATGAAGTTTACATCAAGGTAAATACAGAACCCCATATTCACCAAGAACTTGCAGACTACTTCTGCTTTGAGGTTCCTGGTGCTAAGTTCATGCCTCACTATAGATCCCATGTGTGGGATGGAAAGGTCCGTCTGTACTCCCCAGGAACGGGGGAGATATATGCGGGTCTTTTTGACTATGTAACGCACTTCCTTGATGAACGTGGGTACAAGTACAAACTTGAGGAGAGTCAGTTCTATGGACTACCAAATGAATCCGACCCCTTCATCACTCCTGAGGGTGTTGCGGGGTTTGTTAGATCTTTGGATTTGCCTTTCAAAATCCGAGATTACCAACTCAAAGCAGTATTCTCAGCACTTAAAGCTAATCGCAAACTACTACTCTCCCCCACGGGATCAGGAAAATCCCTGATCATCTACACTCTGGTGAGATGGCACCTGATGAAAGAGAGAAACATTCTTATCATTGTGCCGACACAATCCCTCGTCACTCAGTTGACCCAGGACTTCAAAGATTATGGATGGGCAGCAGATCATTACGTCCATCAGATCATGGGTGGTCGAGAAAAATACGTTGAACACCCTGTAGTGGTATCTACATGGCAGTCAATCTACAAGGAACCTAAGAAGTTCTTTAATAGATTTGATGTCATCATCGGTGACGAAGCACACCTCTACAAGGCAAAAAGTCTCGTTGGCATTCTAACCAAGTGCCATGACGCAAAATATCGCATCGGTTTGACAGGTACACTCGATGGTATGAAGACACACCAGATGGTTCTGGAAGGACTGTTTGGTATGTGTAATCGAGTGACCAATACTGCTGACCTGATGGAAGCAGGAATGCTGTCGAAACTTCGTGTCCGTTGCTTGCTGTTGCAGCATGGTTATGTGCCATTCGATGACTATCAGCAAGAGATGGACTACATCGTATCACATCCAAAGCGAAATAAGTTCATCTCAAAACTAGCAGCAGACCTCACAGGTAATACTCTCATTCTCTTCAACTACGTGGAGAAGCACGGAGACGTTTTACAAGAGGTGCTAAATACTTATGTGGATGCAGACCGCAAGGTCTTCTACATTCACGGTGGTGTAGAAGCATCCGAACGAGAACGAGCAAGGCAGATTTGCGAAACCGAATCCAATGCCATCATTCTCGCATCCTATGGAACCTTTTCCACGGGTATCAACATTCGGAATCTTCACAATGTAATCTTCGCGTCCCCTTCAAAGTCTCGCGTAAGAAACCTCCAATCCATTGGTCGTGTCCTACGCAAAGGTGAAAACAAAGCACAGGCAGTGTTGTATGACATTGCTGATGACTGCTCTAGAGGATCAAGACAAAACTACACTCTTCGCCACTTGGTAGAACGAATCAAGATCTATCAAGAAGAGAAGTTTAACTACGAGGTCTCCAAGATTAAGTTCAAAAATGATTAACTACGTAAATCACGATCAACAGTTCTTTGGCATTATTAAACTTTCTTCTGGGGAAGAAATCCTAGGAGAGATGGTTGCTACTGAAGATGTTGAAACTCCTGGCACAACCATTGTGTTTATCACGAACCCTGCTCGCACCAAACAAGTGCAAGTAGAGCAGGAGGGCAAGATGGGTGTTGGCGTTGGATTGATTAAATGGCAATACTTTTCAGATGAAGATTTCTACATCATCTCTGAGAAAGATATTATTTCCATCGCCCCCATGAGTAGGGAAGGAACACTGGTGTACAAACGCTGGTTGAAAAATGAACTTGACGAGGATGACTCAGACGATAGTCATAAGACAGACATTCCAAAACACCTAGGCGGTCGTGGTTCTGTAAAGGAGGCACGATCCATCCTGGAAAAACTGTTCAAAGCACCCTCATCAGATAAAAGCTAATAGAGTTCTCTTGAACCCTTACAGTGTTAGTTTAATGAGATTATTAGATGTTGTCAACCCTTGACACATAAACGGTCATTGTGTATCATGGTGTGCAGGTGCAAATATTCCTATGGTACTCATGACCGCAAAGAAAAAACAGCACTACGTTGACAACCGTAAGTTCTTAGAAGAACTTGTGAAGTATCGCAAGCGGGTACGTATTGCTAAAGAGCGTGGACTTGAGAAACCACGCATCACAGAATATATTGGGGAATGCTTTCTAAAGATTGCTACCCACCTCTCATACAGACCAAACTTCATCAACTACATGTACAAGGAAGACATGATTGGTGATGGGATTGAGAACTGTGTGCAATACATCGATAACTTTGACCCTGCAAAGTCAAGTAATCCCTTTGCATATTTTACTCAAATCGTTTACTATGCCTACCTGCGACGTATCTCTAAAGAGAAGCGTCAGATGGATATCAAGGACAAACTAATCGAAAAGAAAGGTTTCGATGAAGTGTTCCACTCTGATGGTGATGTCAATCATGCGGACATGAACTCCATCAAATACCGTATTGAAACAAACATGAGGTCCTAATGAAACTTATTAAGTTCTCGCACCGTGAAGACTTTGGTCATGATCTATATGTTCAGGTGTTATTCACCGAACAGTGGGCACTTTTCCAAGGATCAGTTTCATGGAATGACTACAAGGGATGGCCCTATCTTCAGATGAAGTCTGGATGTGGTGCTTTGTTAAGCGGCATGTTCTGGGTACACCGTTTTGGACTGGACTTTGGTATTATTGAACG